TCAACTGTGGCTGACTTTGGTGTAAGAACCGCTGCACCTGACACCTCGAACTGTGCTTTGTTAGATGTCAAGAATAGTGCCTTACGGAAGCCCACAGCGTGTCGTAAGTCGTTCACTGTCTCCGATGAAGCTGTAAGACCGAATGAATCGGAGTCTAGCGTCTGAGTACTAAAGTCAGGCCAGAAGGTAAAATACTTACCAGACTGACTGAAGCTGACGTTTTCACCTGACACAAATGCTAATCTGTTTCTGTGGAACGCAAGTGCGCTGATCTTACCACCTACAAAATCAGGCGGCGGTACGATATCATTGTCACCCGCAATGCGGTCAGGATAATCGCCCTGTCGAAAGGTAAATGTGCCATCTGCTTCTCTAACCAAGAAGTGAGGCATGGTAGATACATCATATGAATTTTCCTCGTATGGATTAACGCTCTCTACCCACCCACCTTCTGAGTCTTTAAACCTCGCCCAATAACCAAACTGATCACCATCGATGTTCTGACCGACACGGATGTAATAGTTATTAGGGGCTTTAGCTGGAAGATACTCGCGTTGTGGCACGGTATCTGTCATCGTCCAGAAGCCATAGGTGGCATCAGATCCAAAGTGTCTGATCTTAAAATCTTGGTTACCAGTGATAATAATTGTTTCTGCGCTTCGTGACTTACTAAAGCCACTTGGTAAATTTATGTTCGCATTTACGTCAGCGGCTAACTGAGTGTTAGATAGCGCAGTAGTAACAGTCTTGGTATATACATTACTCCAGCCACCGGTTGTTTTAATTTGGATTCTGTATTCACTATTTGTGTTCGTAGTACGACAATTCACAAGTGCGCGAGGTGATTGTGTGTAAGTGTTTGGGGCCATCGAGACTACTTGTTGCGCGTTAGCAATAATTGTGAAGTCTGCGATAGTCACAAAGCTGAAGTCATCTTTATCATTGCTAGACGTGAGATACGTCTTTCCGTCTGGAAAGTTGACCGTCTTTTCAACACCATCAAGGTCATACACTTTGAGGTCACCATCATTGATGATAATCATGTACCGCTCTAACGAATCACGCGAATACGCATAAATAGCGGGAGTGTCGGTTGGTTGAATGTAATTAATATCAGTGATGTATCTAGACGCTGGACGGTTTTCGATACCACCAGACACAATGGATACCAGAATGTTGTCTGCCTCTTCGACCTGTCCGGGCAGTCGAACAGGATCAGGCTGTCGGGAAACCCCCTGATACATCGTCTTAATAGACTGCTCGACCAGTTTACCCATATCTTATCTCCCCCAACTTGGATGAAATCTGTAAGTTGCATAAGACACATGAGGTGATGATCTTATGATATTGTTATCTTCATTTTCAGCTTCCGCGTCCTGTAGCCCAGCCCACGACTCCATCTCTGCACGAACAGTAAATGAATCAAGGGATGATGAACCTAGCGCGGACTCTTGAAATTTCCGTGCGGCGCGTGAGGCAATGTAGTTCTGTAGTTCAACTGTCAATTCTTCAAACGCGATATCAATGATAATATCGACCGTCAGATCTTTCGTGAATGTGAAGCTACGGTTATTTATGTCGAACAGTTTACGTTTACCGTTAGAGTATCTCTGCACGACATTGATGCTTTTATCTCCGCCGGTACTGTCCACACGCAGATATATATTTGATAGAAGAATTTCATTACTTGCGTCACGCTTTAGCGTCACGTCTTTTTCAATGTTCTGATGCCAACCGCGTGACAAAATCTCAACCCGTACTTCGTCCAGTTTGGCTTCAGCAGCTTCAGCATCAGGCAGACCAGATGTCAGGCTAGATACCGGTGATTCACCGATAGCATCCAGAACCATGTTGACTGCTTCTAGTTTTGTCAAAGACATAGTTCACTCCTGTAAAAAAAAGGGAGAGCCACTTGGACTCTCCCGATAAAATTAGGCTGTCTTCAATTCGATAGCCATTTCTGGGCGCATAGTGCCGTGGCCTACAAACATCTTTGCAACCATGAAATCTTCAAGTCTGCGAACATCTCTTTCGTTTTCCATGCTGATATCCATCAGCTTAACGGTCGCTACAGCTTGCGGACACCACATAACACCAACGGTGTTTGAGAAGTCTGCACGATACTTAGAGTACACGCCGGTTGCGGCGGACTCATCTGTAGCAGGGATGTTGCGTGACTTAACGATTGTCACACCATCGATCTTGATGGACTCAGCGCGGCTTGAAATACCACCGGCTACGTCTGCTTGGAAGTCACGGTTCAATACGAGGTACTGTCCGTTGCTGTCCTTGGCATACTTGATTGCATCAAAGACTTCAGTCGTAACAGCCAAGAACCTTGGCATATCTTCTGGTACGTCTTTGTTGAACAAGCGAATGTTTGCGTCACGGATTGCGTCAATCCAATCGATACCGCTGTAGACACCGTTGGTTGCCGCAAGTGATGCGTCTGCGATGGATTCACCACCCGGGAACGGAGAAGAACCGGTATCACGCGCTGCGAGAAGTAGCTGGCGGAACACGTTCTTATCGAACACTTTAGCCAATGCAGTTCCCATCTCTTTCGAGATAATTGAACGCATATCGAAGTGTGACAAGATGCGATCCAGATCAGCAATCGCGTAGTGCGATACTAGGATGTCATCTACGTTGATGGTTAATTCACCTGTTGTGAAGTCATTCCCCAAGAGTTCTTGACCAGGGGTATGGTATTCTGCTTCCGCTTTCCATGTCTTAGGGAAACGGTAAGATTTTGCTCCGCCGCTGAGAGACTTGATAGTATGCTTGTCAAGAGTGACTGTAGCATTATCGAAGGCCGTGATAATCTCACCACCAAAAAGATCAAGATAAAGTGATCTGTTATCGGTTGGATTAGACTGACCTTTACCAAAGCGAACTGGACTTGAGCTATCGCCAAAAGCCATAACATATTCTCCATGTTTTTTAAGTTTAGATTTGATTAAGGGTCGGTTATCACCATCTTCATCTCAGATTATCCGACTTATCGGGTCTGACTTACTTATGTGCATCACCTATTGCGCCGAGCTTTATCGGGCAGAAGAACGCTTAATTGGTAAAAAAATAGGGAGTCCGAAGACCCCCCATTCTTAGTTTGCGTCTAGATCCCATGTTGCTGACTGCATCTTACGCATCACGTCCTGTCGGAATGATGGGTCTTGTGCATATCGTGGGTCTGACATATCTGATTTCATTTCAGATTTAGAGCGGTAACCAAAGGTCGATCCGTTCTGTTGCTGACCTGAAACTAGACTAGGCTCTGGTGTGCGGTTAGGTGCTTCATTGCCCATACGAACAGCGATAGCGTCAGCCGCAATCCGCCATTCAGGTGTACCTAGCAAGTTATTATATTGCGTGATTTCACCCTCAGATAGATTGTTTAAACCCCAATCGACCATGTCTTTCCAGTTTTGCTCACCACCAACGTAATCTAGTGCTTCGCTGATAGTTTGCTCACGTCTGTAATTTAGGTTCTCAACATATGTTTCAACTATATCTCGCGGAAGTCCGACCCGCTCCAACGCAACCATCGCGTCTTCGCCAAGTTGTCCGTCTGTTTCAAGTTGTTGTCGCAAGACATTTGGATCGAGTCCAGCTTGGGTGATGATGTCGTTGACGGCTTCCTGTTGTTCCGCCTCTTCACCGGTCTGTTTGTCTTCCACCTGTTGTTCAGGCTCTGACTGTTGTGACAGTTTGTATTGCAGTTCTTTAGCATGATTTTCCCAATTATATTGACCAGTTGATTGATCGTAGAATTTTTCAAATCCACCGTCTGGCATTGGGTTTGTAGGCACGGGATCAGGTTGATCACCTTGTACCGCACCGTCACCTTGGTTTTGGAATTTATCAATCATAGACTGATTGTATTCATCCGACCCCGGGACGGCTTCGGCTGTGGCTGTATCGTTCATATTACCTCACTATTGTTGGCTCATTGCTTGTTGGACAACTGCTTCTGCACCCTGCATTCCGGCTTGTGATGCGGCACTTTGTGCGCCAGCCGACATAGCCTGTTGACGGGCTTGTTGCATCTCTTCTTCTTGGACTTCTTCTTGATTACGAACAGCGTCAGGTAAATCTAAACCATGAAAGGCTTTACCAAGAAGTACATCCATCTTTATGTACTTCATCATTTCAGGAGGCATACCCTGTAAGAATTGTAATGCCGTCTGTACTTTGTTGACATCTTGTTCACGCCCTAGTGCTTCCATCCCTGTCAGAACGACAGGTTCGACAAGTCCATCAGGCCAAGGCGGTATTTGACCAGCGCGTTTCATCTGTTGGATAAGACGTGCTAATCGCGCACCCTGCATCGTTTCCGATAGCTGTGAGTAAACGCCACCAAGAGTTTGTTCTAACTCTTCGGTCATACGTCTAACTTCAAAAGCGGTGGTACGTTCTGAGTCACGAATAGTCGCCGCGCCCATCAGGAATGCTTGCGACACTTCACGGGTCTGTCGTTCCAATTCAGCGGCACAAAGTTGCATACCGTTGTTGTTCTGGAATTGAAGCATAACGATGTCTTCAGCGTTACCGACAACGATGTCACCGTTATCTGCTTTTGCGATACGCCGTCTCAGGTTAATACCGCCAGCCGCGTTAGGTCTAATCATAGTGACGTTACGCGAAGCCATAGCTGCGCCATCAATTAGTGATTTAGACAACGCATCGATGGTGCGTAGGTCTGGCAAATGTTCTTCGATTTTACCTCGACCGTAATCTTCACCAACAACTGAAGTGTATCTCAATGCGTTGTATGGAAGTATCGTATAGATACCCTTAGAGTCAGGAATATTCTTACCGTTGATTTCCTGATAGACCTCATAGTTGCCCTGCTTATCACGCTTTGTGTGTGTGTAGAGTGCTACGCGGTTATCGCTGAAATCTTCTGCTGTGACCATGCCTTTGGCTTGATCAGGTAAACTCTCAGGCGACAGATATTCCTCTGTGATAATTTCTAGTAAGTTCCCCTGCATATCGCGGGATACGCAGTACTGGTCTATTCTAAAAATTCTTATGGTATTGTCAGGTTGCATGTATTCTAAACAATTACCTGTTACCAATAAATATTGTAGCGCAAGGTTCGTTGACCTACGCCATTGCTTCCGCTCGATTTCTGCACCGATTAAAGTTTCTGACATCACCAAGCCCTGTTCTATATCAGGGGTCAGTGCCATCTCACCAGCTTCCATTCTGGCTTCTGGTGGTACGTCTAACTTAAACGATGATTTACCGGGCGGGTACATTGCGACCATCAATCTACTAGCAAGGCTAACTGTAGCTCTAGCCCCTAGACCCTGATACGGCTCTGGAAGTAACGCAAACTCGTTGTGTCCTTCCGGCGGTAACAGGGCAGGGATAGTCAGAGCGGCACAATCTCTTGCTCTCCGTAGATATGGGTCACGTTTCCGCCTCATCAATTCGTAGCGGGATCGTGCCGTTTCTGCCATTTGGTTTCACCTATGATTATTGATTAGTATTAATGCCTGTACCAACCGCTGTACCTGCGCCATTACCTTGGTTCAATTGAATCCGTAGGTTCTGACGTGTACTCCCTTTCTTCTTCCGGCGAGACTGAATGTAGCCTTGAGCGTCTGGCAAAATTGCCGCGCTTGGGCTTGGTGCAGTCGGGGCTGGAGGGGGCGGCGGGGCTGCCGGTGGCGGCGGTGGCGGGGCTGGTCTGCTTCCACACATATCCTTAATTCCTTTTTCGTAAGTAGAACGCCTTGTGAGAGAAACCCATTTTCTCAAACAATTTAGTTACACGTTCTGAGTTGATGTTGGTTGACGTGCCGATGTGTATCTCTGCTGCCCCTACGTCTCTCGCCCATTGTTCATAGGCTTTAATAAGACGGATAGCGGTAGTACCACCGCGCTCTTCAGGGGTCACATAAAGTGCAAGATCACACGCGACTTTGTCATACCCAAACCAGTGTTCTTGACACACACCTACAAACATACCAACGACCTTGTCTTCTTTCTCCGCAACGAAAGCACAAAACGCATCAGGTTGTGCAACAATCATTTGCCATAACTGGGTGAGCTTTAGTGGGGAGAAGTCCATTGTCTTGAAGTAACTTTCAATGTGCATATCGTGACCCATAGCAATGCAGTGTTCTACATCAGATGGACTCATTGGACGTATCATGTTGTTCCTCGTAGTATTCTTGCCGTGCCACAAGAAGCTGATCAATCAGTTCTCGTATACCGGCATAGCGGTGGTGTGTGACTACATCTTCGCCCGGGGCTAGACAGCGATGCGGATAGGTCTGATCTAATATGTCAATCAGTTGCTCCGCTGTAGCGGGGAACGGGTAGTCTTCATCAAGTTGTTTTATAGTCATGGGCAGAAC